TGGACTGCAGTCAGTAATAACAATTACAATTGGCATTGGATACACTTCGCTGCTCTCTGTGACGAGTACACGTATCGCTATGGCAAGGTTCATAGCACCGATACGCTGTTACGAGAAGCACTTAAGCAATTGCCGACCAATATTCCGATTGGCTACAAAACTCAATTTCCATTGGCAATGAAGGCTTTTCCTGAGTGTATCGACTATAGCGACATCGTAGGATCTTATCGTAAGTTCTATCAGACAAAGCAAGAACGATTCAAGATGGCTTGGACAAAACGCCCGGTGCCTGACTGGTTTTGTATAAATAAACTTGTAGCTTAATCATCGTCCAATAGGGGATTCTATTATGTCAATTGATAATTACGTAAAGTTTATTTCAGAACAACAAAAATCAATGGTGAATGCAGGTTTGGCAAATCCGGTCGACGCAGCGCAGATCAGTGAGCAGTTTAATTTAAACGAAGTTGCTGCTATTATGAAACATTTTCGTGGCGAAGGTCAAACACACGGAGACGGTTCTGCGCAATCAGCAATGAATAATCATGAAAAAATTATGGACCATTTGGATAAAACACTTGGGCCTAAACACCCGGTTTATAAAAAAATAGCAACTCATCTAAGAAGAGCTCAAAGACAACATGATATTGCTGATGATCATCCTTATACTGATAAATTTTTTAGACATAAAGAAAATGCATCTGGTCATGAAGATGCCGCAAAAGAAGCATATGCTGATCATTTAAAATCTTCAAAAAAAGTTGATGAAGCCGTAATCGATGCTCTTGCTGAAGCCGCTAAAAAGGCAACCTAAATTTAATATAAGCTTTAACAAACCGGCCCGGTAGCAATACTTGGGTCGGTTTTGTTTATAAATATATCATGACAAATAAAACACCTTATAGACCACTGCTTCCTTCTGAGCTATTAAAAGCTGGCAGAGAAGGAAGAATCAATACCTTCTTTGATAAGATCAAAGCAGGAGAAGAATTTTTACTTATGAGTGGTAAACTCGTAAAGATTAAAAAAGATTCTGATCTTGAAACTTTAGCGATGTCCGCTTATAATTCTGGAAACAAAAAAGCATTGGGCGCAATTAAGTTTACTAGTACCACCGGAATAACATATAAATTTGCAGATTTTGCCAAGTCTGCAGAATTTGGCGGTAAAGGTGGAGGTTCTGGTACAGTAGCTGAAGATGCCGCGCTTGCAGATATCCAGAAAAAACTAACAGAACTTCTTTCTACAGAAAAAACTCCTTATATCAAAGTTAAGATTGGCAATGAAATTGTAAAAATGGCTGAAGTCATTTCAACCCCAGGTACACCAAAAGCAGACTTTCACGTGATCGATGAGAAAGGTAACGAGGTTGCCTGGATCTCTCACAAAAAAGGAAGAAAAGCCAATGACTTTCAACAATACGGCGGTATGACTGAAATTAATGATGAAGCCGAGGTTCGTCAGTTTGCTAATGATGTTAAGAAGATTCTTGGTGGAAAAAGATTGCCTATGAAGACGGCTTTTGCTCGGCCGGTGTCAGCAAAGAGCGTAGCGTTAAAAACTTTATACGGTAAAGATTATAAAGCAGGTAAAGCAAGCGGCCGACAGAACATTAATGTTCTTTATCAAGGCCCAATGTCATTTACAAAAGCAAGCGGAAACTATAATATTACGAGTAATCATACAATAGTGCATGGAGAGATTCCTTCTGGAGACTATGAGTGTTACTACTACTGTCGTCCCGCACAAGATCGCACACAGTTCGGTGTACCAGGAGCTAGATTTTTTATCGTTTCTAAATTGACTGCGATAAAAAATCGCAATACTTTGATCATTTAAGCATGTACATTTTATCAAAACTATGGTAGAGTAAACTATGATAAAGAAACGATTTCGAGAGTTTGTTGGTTCAGGTACGCTTACGATATTCGATATTGATGAGACGCTCTTCCATACATATGCTAAAGTTGCTGTTGTGAAAGATGGAAAGACAGTTCGTACGTTAGACAACCAAGAGTTCAACACTTACAAGCGTAAGGATGGTGAAACCTACGACTTCGGAGAGTTTGCAAATGCTGAGGTGTTTCGCAAGTCATCGAAGCCAATCACTCGAATGATTGCCAAAACGAAGGCGATCTTTGCCAACTCTCTGAAGAATCCTCACAGTCGAGTGATTATCTGTACTGCGCGAGCTGACTTCGATAACAAGGATATCTTCCTTCAGACATTTCGCGATCATGGTCTACCTATCGATAATATCCACGTCGAACGTGCTGGTAACCTGAAGATCGACTCTTCGGCAGAAGCCAAGAAGATCATCTTTCGAAAGTATATAAATACTAAGAACTACGTAAAGCTTCGCTTGTTTGATGATGCTCCTAGCAATCTTCAGGCATTTCTTTCGTTGAAGAAAGAATTTCCGAACATGACGTTCGAAGCTTTCTTTGTAAATCCTAATGGATCGGTAAAGACAGTAAGATGAAATCTTTTAAGAATTACATTGCTGAAGCAACAGATGATAATCGCAAGATTGTTGATAAGCTCGAGAAGACTCGTACTTCTATGCATAGTCATTGGAAGCGTGGAGGTGAATCATATCACAAACATGCTCTTGGGTTAATATATCGCTATAATGATCTAAAAAATAAGTTGCGCGACACACCAGAAGGCAATCAGCACTGGAAAGAATATTGCGCTAGGCATAAATTTGATACAGCCCATGAGGGTCATGATCACTATGCATAAGAGGATTAAATGACAACATTCAAAGATTTCCTCGCAGAAGAGTTGGACGAAAGCAAACTCAAACATCTTGAGCATGCTGAAGATCACGTAATCAATGCTGGTCATGAAGGCTTTTCGCATGCCTATCACAATCTGAAAGATGTGCATGATAAGTTGACTGGTAAGAAGAACGATACCAAAGTTACCATGAAGTATGACGGTTCTCCTTCTGTGGTGTTCGGGCGGCATCCTCAAACTGGTCGATTCTTTGTCGCATCAAAGTCAGCCTTTAATAAGAATCCAAAGATCAATTATACAGAAGACGATATTCAGAAGAATCATGGTCATGCTCCGGGTTTGGTGTCAAAACTGAAAGCCGCTTTACAGCACCTTCCGAAGGTCACACCGAAGAAAGGTGTTTTCCAAGGCGATATTATGCATACGCCTGACGACGTTCATGACAATGATGGTCGAGTGCACTTTACTCCCAACACCATTACGTATTCTGCTGCGAAGGCATCGGCACAAGGAAAGGCTGCATTGAACTCGAAGGTTGGTGTTGCTGTTCATACCAAATATAATGGCAACAATCTCGAAGATATGCAAGCCGAACACGGCGCACAGCTAAACGATTTTGGAATGCATAAAGATGTACATTTGATTTCTACTGAGCATCGACTCGATAATATCAAGTACACACCGGCACATCGAGAGAAGTTTGCAAAGGCGATGGCTGCGGCTGCTGCTGCAAATAAGAAAGCAAAGCCTGAAACATATGAAGCGATTAAAGGCCATGAGATTCCTCTGAAGACTTACATCAATCATACCGTTCGTACTGGCACGAAACCGAGCGTAGAAGGTTTTATGAATCACTATATGAAGTCGCATCAGAAGAAGGTTGAAGGTGTGAAGACAGCAGCATCGAAAGCAGCTAAGACTTCTGCGATGGAATCAGATATTGGCCACGTTCAACGTAATCGTGCACACTTTCAAAACGTGTTAAATCAACATAAGGCCTTGCAAAAAGCTAAGAGTGTATTAACGAATGCCCTTTCGAGCAATTCAGAATTTGATCATAGCATTAATGGAAAGAAAGCAAAGCCTGAAGGTTTTGTAGTAGTCAGACATAATCGTCCTACTAAGTTTGTTGATCGTGCTGAGTTCTCGGCAGCCAATTTTAATAGGGATAAAGCAGTATGAAATCCATTCATATTACACAAGGAAGATTTAATCCTGTCCATGCTGGACATGCGATGGTTGTGAAACATGTGATGGATTCTGCTAAAGCAGAAGGTGCTGATCATAAGATCTTGACGACTGGATCTCATGATGCCAAGAAGAATCCTTTGACACCTGAGCAGAAGGTGAAGCATCTTTCTCGTGCTGTCAAAGGCGCGAACGTTGAAGCGATGGGTAAGGATCATCCTACTCTTTTGCATCAAATGACAAAGCTACATAAAGCTGGTTACACACATGTCACAATGCATGTCGGTTCTGATCGCGTCAACGAATTCCACAAGCTTTTGCATCAATACAATGGTAAAGATCTGAAGCACGGACACTACAACTTTAAAAGTATCAAAGTCAAATCTGTGGGTGGTGAACGTAAGGAAGGCGGAGACGGAATCGAATCTGCTTCTGGCACAGCTATGCGTAAGCATGCTGCAGCAGGTGACAAAGAATCATTCCATAAGATGTCGCCACCTGGAATGAGTAAAGCGCATAAAGATGAATTGTATCATGATGTTCGTAAAGGCATGGGCACAAACGAATCATTTATTATGAGATTTAAAAACTGGATTGGTTGACCTGTTAAAGTTTCCTTGTTATAAATAGGTTTGCGGTTAGGCTACGGCAATCCCGTTTGTGTAACAGATAAGCCCAAGGGAAACTCTGATGGAAGATAAGAAGAATAAACCGGTCGATAAACAACAGTTAAAAAGTCCAACCGGTAAGTCTGTAACTGGCAAGCCACTTGATGGTATCGAGATCCGTCCTCAGCTCAAGGGTCTCGGCAATCGCCAACACAACGAGAATGCTGTAGTCCTAACTGACACCTTAGCTGAGAAGAAAGCTCTGACACTCGTTCAGCGCCAACGCAGAGCTCGCATCTTAAGAGCCAAAGAACCAAAGATGCAGAGAGCGAAAGAAGTTGCACAACATAGACTCGCCTCAGATGAAAAACTGAAGGCTCGAGCAATCAATAAAGCAAGAAATATCGTCAAGATGCGATTTTCAGCTCGTCGAGGTACACCTTACACCGAGCTCACCACATCTGAAAAAATTCAAGTCGATAAAGTAGTCGATAAAAAAGTCGCACTAATTCGAAAATTAGCTGCACGACTTCTGCCTTCGCTTCGGAAAGCCGAAGTCAATCGTTTGGCTTCATTCCAATCTGGAGCAAAGCTGCAGCATGCGACTGCTGGACCAGTCAACGAAGAATTTAATAATATCGTCGAGAGCCTTGATAATAAGACTTCTATGCAACTCGTCGACATCATCAATGATTCGATCGATGCTCTCAACGAGAACGACAACTCGCT